ATGACATCACCTTCCCCGGCCGCTGCAGCGCTGATCCACGCGCTGAAAGACTCGGCCCTCACCCACGAGCAGCGGTTGTCCCTGCTGGCCGCCCTGCAGGCTGTCACGGGCATCTCGGCCCGATCTGCGAGCCCTTCGGCCAGACCTCCGGCGGCGGCGGAGAAGCTGCGGGGCGACAGGCTGCCCCTGACCAAGACGGCGGTCAACGCCTTGCCTCTGCCGGCCTCCGGCGAGCGCTTGGTCTATGACGAGCAGACCCCGCAGCTTGCAGTGCGCCTGCGCCCGACCGGCCGCAGCTACGTGGTGGTGATGTGGGACCGCGAGCGCCGCCGCAAGGTCAGCCGCACCATCGGCCGCTGCATGAACGTCACCCCCGAGCAGGCGCGCACCCAGGCGCAGCGGCTGGTCGGCATGGTGGCTGACGGTGATGATATCCGCCGGGCGCGCGCCGAAGGCATGACGGTGGCGCAGCTCGTCGAGCAGTGGCACGCGGAGAAGTCCAAAGCGAAGCGAACGGCGGACGAGATGCGCGACAAGGCGCTGGACTACCTGGGCCGGATCGAGACCATGCCGGTGGCCGAAGTGACGCGCGAGCACATCGGCGGCATCCATCACCACATCGCCACCAAGGCCCGGCGCCGGGTGCTGCGCCGCGTCGACGACGAACTGAGCAGCGTCGAAGTCGGGGATGAAGGGATCCCTGCGACGGCCGACAAGTGGCTGGCGATCATGAGCAGCGTCTTCGGCTGGGCCATGTCAAAAGGCCTGGCGGCGACCAACCCCTGCAAGGGCATCAAGAAGGCCTTCAACGCCAAGGAGGCGGCTCGCCAGACCTACCTGCATGGAGACTCGTTGCTGAGGTTCTGGCAAGCGCTGGAGGCTGACTCTGACGCGGACGTGCGCGACTTGCTGCTGCTGGCGCTGTACACCGGCCAGCGCAAAGGCAACGTGCTGGCGATGCGTTGGGACGACGTGGACCTGGCCGCCGGCCGATGGACCATCCCGGCCGAGCAGACCAAGCAGCGCAAGGCGCAGACGAACCCCCTGTCTTCGATGGCGGCGCTGATCCTGCAGCGGCGCCATCAGGAGGCCGGCACGCCCTGGGTCTTCCCGGCCGTGCGGCGCAACGCAGACGGCGAGATCAGCCACATGAGCGAGACGCGCCCGCGCGAGGCGTGGGAGCGAATCTGCAAGGCCGCCCATCTGGATGGCGTGCGAATCCATGACCTGCGCCACACCGCCGGGTCTTGGCTCGCCAGGCTCGGCGCTAACGAGGCGGTTCGGCAGAAGGCATTGGGCCACCAGACCCCGCAAATGGCAGCGCGGTACAGCCACCTCGAGTTGGACCCGATCGCAGACGCGATGCAACGGATGGGAGATGCCATCACCGCCGCAGCGACGAAGAGGCCGGCACAGGTTCGAAAATTTAAGGGTGCCGCATGAGCGCGCCCGCAACACCTGCAGACGACGCGCTGCGCCAGTTCATGGATGCGGAGTTCGACCGCCACATCCGAAACGAGCTTTCTTTGTATCAAGCAACTGGCGACGCGCGCTTCGTGTGGCGCGCGATTGGCCGGTTCGACATGGCCGGGAGGCCACTGCCAGCAGAGTTCGTGCGAAAGCTATCGGTGTGGGGCGCCAAGGTGCAGAACCTGTCTGACCCCAAGTCAATCGCAGCGGCACTTGAACTGAGCGGCACCGGCAAGTCGAAGGTGGGGCCGAAACACTCGGCGGCGTTTAAGAAGCGCTGGCGCCTTGGCAGCGAGGTCCTGACGCTGATGAAGCTTCACCCCTCGCTCGCACTGGGGGCGGCGATCAAGGCCGTTGCACGAAACAACGCGCTTTCGGTCGCAAAAGTGAAAAGCGCATACCACGCTGTTTTCACCGCGCCGGCGACCGAGGCTCAGAGGCAAAGGGCCGAAACCGCCGGCTCAGAACTGCACGGCGTCTTGAGCCAGTGGGGCCGGTAGAGGTTACGACTTTCAGCGGATTCCCGTAACTGCGAGCCATTTTTGGATATTGCCAGCCATGACGAAGCGCGCCGTGCGCTTCCACTTCATGAGGTGGCACGATGGAATTTGCTACGCACAAGGATCCGCTGCTGAATGAGCAGCAGGCAGCCGAAGCGCTGGGCGTCAAGCCTGCAACGCTGCAGGCCTGGCGGTCAACGAAGCGCTACGCGATCGCTTACATCAAGGTCGGGCGCTTGGTCCGCTATCGGCGGAGCGTGCTGCAGGCGTTCCTGGCTTCGCGCGAGGTCGCGGCATGAGGCCCCAAATGAGCGAGGCCGCCGAGCTGGGGAGCGGTGGCGGCCTCGAGGGACAAGGAACAGAGCAGAGCCGCGAGCATACCGACGCCGGGGTCGCCGATCAAGCACTCGATCGAGGCCTGGCCCTGGCCGCCCGAGCTGCCGCGCTCGGCATCGAACTTCGCGCCCTCGGCTCCGATGCCTGGCTGCTGCGGCACGCCCGCGGCGGAGACATCGGCGCTGTCCGCGGCCACGGCCCGCTACTCGCGGCGATCGCAGCCTTCGAGGCACCGAGCCGCGACGTGCTGTCGCTGATCGCCCAGCGGGTCAGGAGGGCCGCGTGAGCCGGTCCCGCGTCAGCGCCTTGCGCGCCATTCGGGACCAGCACCGGGATCGGTCGGCATCGACGCAGCGGGCGCGCCTGCTGGAAGCGCTGCAGACCCTGGGCCACATCACGACTTTCGAGGCCAGCCGGCACTTGGACTTGTACGACCCGCGGGCCAGAAAGATGGAGCTGGTCAAGGCCGGCCATCGCATCCTGACCACGTGGCGGCACGTCCCCACCGAGTCCGGCAAGGCCCATCGCATCGGCGTGTACAGCCTCGTGAAGGGGGTCGCACATGGCTGAAGCCCTGAACCTCGATCTGCAGGTGGCCGACGAGCGCAAGGCCTGGGCCACGGTTCAAGCGCGCTGCACGCTGGCCGGCTTCACCGCGAACCTGATCGACGGCGACGACGGCCGGCCGATGCTGGTGGTCAGCCGCTGGGCGCTGACCCGCAGTTTCGCGACGCCGGCCGAGGCCGAAGCGTGGCTGCAGCGCGTTGCGGGGGTGCGCACCTGATGCCCACCACCACCATCGACGTGGCGCAGGCGCGCGCCGCCCTGTTCTCCACGGATCCGGGCTGCAGCCGTTTGGAGTGGCACGAGATCGGCCGCGCCGCGATCGCCGCGGGCCTGTCGGTCGACGATCTGGTCGAGTGGAGCAGCACTGCCGCCAACTTCCGCAGCGATGCCGATGTGCGCCGCGCCTTCCGCGGCATCACCTCCGCCGGCGGTACTGGACCGGGCACGCTGTTCGTGAAGGCCCGGGCAGCTGGTTGGCGCCCCGACGCGCCGCTCCCGCCGCCGCGCCCGCAGCAACCGGTCCGGCTGGCCCACAGCGCGCCGGCGCAGCTCGCGGCGCTGTCCAACGACTGGCGCGACTTCTTCGCGCGCCTGGCGCCCCCTGCCGGCCCCGCGCTGGCCTACTTGCAGGCCCGACGCTGCGTCATCCCGCCCGCCGACGGCGATCTGCGTTGGAGCCAGAGCTTGGCCCATCCCAGCGGCTACAGCGGCCCGGCGCTGGTCGCGTTGGTCACCGACGCCACCACGCGCGAGCCGCTGACGCTGCATCGCACCTGGGTGCGCGCGGACGGCAGCAAGGCGCTCGTCGATCCGCCGCGGATGCTGCTGGGCGGCCACCGCAAGGCCGGCGGCGTCATCCGGCTGTGGCCCGACGAGGCGGTCACCACCGGCCTGGCCGTGGCCGAGGGCATCGAGACGGCGCTGAGCCTGGCGCACGCCTTCAGGCCGGTCTGGGCCTGCATCGACGCCGGCAACCTGGCCGCGCTGCCGGTGCTGGCCGGCATCGAGTCGCTGCTGATCGCGGCCGACCACGACGACGCCGGCATCCGTGCCGCCGATGCGTGCGCGGCCCGCTGGGCTGCCGCCGGGCGCGAGGTGCACGTCGCCATGCCCGAGCAGCGCAAGACCGACGTGAACGATCTGGTGGTGGCAGCATGACGGTCGCCGACGTGCATCACCTGATCGACACCGCGCGCCGCGTCGCGCCGCCGGCAGAGCCCGACGAAGCATCGCAGCATCGAGGCTGGCGCCTACCTGAACCGATCAGCGCGGACGAGCTGCACGCAGCCCGCACGGCGCCGCGCTGCATCGTCGACCGCTACCTGTGGGCCGACGTGGCCGCGCTGATCGCGCCGGGGGGCTCCAGCAAGACGACGCTGAGCCTGCGTGAGTTCGTCTGCATCGTGCTGGGCAGGCCGCTTTGGGGGCTCGAGGTCCGCGCCCCAGGCCCTGTGCTCCTCGTCACTGCGGAGGATCGTCGCGAGTTCCTCGTTGCCAGGCTGCGGCGGATCTGCGAGAGCATGGACCTGACGCCTGCTGAGACGTCGCAGGTTCGCGAGCAGGTGCGCATCTACGACTGCACGGCGGACCTGCGCCGGCTGACGGCTGTCGTCGCCGACGTGGTGGTGGTCTCGGAGCTGGCGCGCGAGATGGTCGACGCCTGCAGTTCCGCGGGCTTCGTGCCGGCACTGGTGCAGTTCGACCCGATGGTGAGCTTCGGCGTGGGCGAGAGCCGCGTCAACGACGCCGAGCAGGGCCTCATCAACGCCGCCCGTGTGATCACGGCCGGGCTCGACTGCGCCGTGCGCTTCGTCCATCACACGGGCATTTCCAAGGCCCTGGACAAGGCTGACCACCAGTACGCCGGCCGCGGCGGATCGGCGCTGGCCGACGGCTGCCGGATGGTGCACGTGCTCACCACGGTCGACGATGCCGAGCTGTATCGCGCCACCGGCGAGCACCTGGCGGCGGACGACATGGCGATCAAGCTCTCGCGCCCTAAGCTGAGCTACTGCCCGCCGGCGACGCAGCCGCTCTACATCGTGCGCCGCGGCTATCGGTTCGACCTGCTGCGCGCGTTGCGGCCGCAGACCTCGGACGAACATGCTGCCAGCGTGGGGCAGCAGTTGGCGCGCTTCCTGGAGGCCGAGGCCACCGATGGACGCCGCCACACCAAGCACACGCTGGAGCAACTGCGGCCCGAGAACATGGGCCGAAACGATGTGCGTGCCGGCCTCGCCTGGCTGGTTGCTCGGGGCGCGGTCTACGACGTGCCGGCGGTCGGCCCCGACGGCAAGATGCCTGCCCGCGGCTCGCGCACCTATCTGGCCACGAGTGGCGAACCGGCGGCGAGGCGGGCCCCGTGAGCGCACCCGCCACGAACCCCGAAAAACGGGCTCGCTCGGTTCGCCACCCTTATAGGGAGTGGCGAAGCGGCGAAGCGAGAGGGGCGTTGCCGCGCCCCCCCTCTCTCTCCTTCGATGGGTCATCGGCGAACCGATGGCGAACCGATGGCGAAGCGGCGAAGCAAGACGGGCTGTCCGCAACCCATGGAGAACACGCATGACCATCACCACCTTGATCACCGGCCGCCTGATCGCCGACCCCGAGCGCCGCACCAGCGCCAGCGGCAAGAGCTTCACCGCCGCGCGGCTGTCGGCCGGCACCGACGACGAGTCGGTGCTGTGCAGCGTCATCGCCTTCGGCACCACCGCCGAGCAGCTCGCGGCGCTGGCCAAGGGCGACACGCTGGCCATCACCGGCCGCGCCAAGCCCAAAGCCTGGACCGACCGCGAGGGCGCGCTCAAGGCCGGGCTCGACGTGGTGGCCGACCAGGTGCTGACGGCGTACCACCTGCGCAGGAAGCGCGCGGCGATGGCGGGTGATGCCCAGGGTGCACCCACGCCGCGATCGGATCTTGCAGGCCGTTCTGATGGCCTTGGCGGGCATGTGCCGGACGACGATGAATGGCTCAGCGGAGGGCGCCGTGACTGCTGAGGTTCGCGGGTCCTTCCTGGACGTCCGAACGGCGGGTTTGTGGCGCCGCATTCAGTTTTCAGTTGCGATGCATGCCCCAAGGGATGAACCATGAGCCTTGACCTTGACAAACCCATCAAGCAGTCGGTCTTTGCTGCGCTGGTCGGCGTCACGCCAGCCGCCATCAGCCAGGCCATCAGCGGGGGCCGCCTCGAAGCCGGCGCCACGGGTCGGCAGTGGCTGCTGGCCTACTGCGAACGGCTGCGCGAGCAGGCGGCCGGCCGCGGCTCCGACGGTCAGCTGAACCTGGTTGACGAGCGCGCGGCGTTGGCGCAAGCGCAGCGGAAGCTGGTCGAACTCAGCCTGGCCGAGAAGCAAGGCAAGCTGCTCCCCGCCGCCCTGATCGAGCCGCTGTGGGCGGCCGCCGCGGTGGCCGCGCGCGAGCTGCTGCAACGCTCACGTCACGCGCTGGCGCGAAAGCTGGGCGGTGTCTCTGATGCCAAGAAGCGCGAGCAGATCATCGGCGAGGTGCACGACGACTTTCTGCGCACGCTGGCGCAGTGGCGCCGCCCTGACGCCAAAGAGGGCGAGCAGGCGTGACCTCGGATCCTGCCATCGCCACCCGACAGGTGCTGCCGCAGGTCATCGCGTCAGCGCGCAACGAATGGAGCCATGCCACCGCGTCGCCGGTCGAGGCGCGTCTCGCTGAGCTGGCGGCCGACGACGGCCCGGCCGTGGCCGAGCTCGGCTTTGAGGAGGTCCGGTGCGACGGCGCCAGTGCACGTGACCTACGCGCCCGCTGGACCGGCTCTTGGGCGCTTTGGCGCGATCAGCTCGCCGTGCGCAAAGCGTTGGTCAAATTCGATGCATTGGGCGGCGCCGATGAGGACCGTGCGATCTCGCAAGAACGCATCGTGCGTGCCAGCCTCATCGCCGCGCGGTATGACCTTGGCAAGGATCCCGGCGAGATGCACCGTTCCCGCATGGTGGTCGAGCGTAGCCGGCTGCCAAGCCTCGCGACGGCAGCGCGTGTGCTGGCGAACGCCTGTGACCGACGGGACTATGCGCTGGTGCTGGCGATGGGGGACGATGCTCCGGATGTCTTCGGCAACGACATGGCTTCCCAGCTCGGAAGCAGGCTGCGGGCGCTGGCGCGAAACCTTGAAGGCCCTTTGCCCCAGGTGCACGAGTGCGCGCACTGGCGGCACCACTGCATCGGCAATCTCCGCTACACCAAGCCCATCATGGCGGGCCAGCGCGTCGATGTTGCGACGATGCTCGCGTTCGAGTTGGCTGTGTGCCTGCGCAACCTGACGGCGGGGTCCGTTGGCGCCGATGTGTGTGCGCCCATGCCGAAGCACGGAAAGCCCTGTGTGGCTCTGGTCGCGGAATTCGTCAACGCGGCGCTCGGGACGGATCTGACGGGCCATCACGTCAAGTACCGGCTCAGCGGCTTGCCGGGCGACGTGTGGCTGGCGGGTTGGCCCGACGCGGGGGGTTGATCGTGTCGCCGAAATCGTTTGTTCTGCCGCCCGCAGCCAAGGTGTCAACGGGCACAGTGAAGGCTTGATCTGGAGATCTTCATGCCGAGCACTTATCCCCGCATTTCCACCACTCACGACGCCACCGACAAGCGGCGCGAAGCATTCGTGGATGCGATCCTGACCCGTGCGGGTGTGGTGGCCGCCGATGGGCGCCCCTTGCGAGCCGCGACCAGCAACCCCTATCGCGGCCTGCGCCTTGTGAACATCGCCCGGGAATGCCTCGAAAAGGGCAAGGTCAGAGACGTGGCCAGCATGAACCAGATGCAAGTCGTCGGCATGGCCTTCACGCAGGGCACCAGCGACTTCCCGGTGATCCTGGAGAACGTCATGCACAAGACGCTGCAGGCCGCCTATGCCCTGCAGCCTGATACCTGGACGCGGTTCTGCGCCAAAGGCAGCGTGTCCGACTTCCACCCGCACCCGCGCTATCGCGTCGGAGGCCTGAGCAATCTGGAGGCCGTCACCGAGCTGGGCGAGTTTCGAAACAAGAGCATTCCGGACGGAGAGAAGGGCACCATCCAGGTCGGCACCAAGGGCAACATCATCAACATCAGCCGCGAGGCCGTCATCAACGATGATCTCGGGGCCTTCACGTCGATCGCCAACGCGCTCGGGCGGGCCGCCAAGCGCACGATCGAGGCCGACGTGTACGCCGCTCTGGCGCTGAACTCGGGCAACGGCCCGTTGCTCGCCGACGGCAACGCCCTGTTCCACGCCTCCCACGGCAACCTGGCTGCATCAGGCTCGGCCATCAGCGTGACTAGCGTCGACCAGGCCCGCCAGGCCATGGCGACCCAGAAAGACGTGGGCAACACGGACTTCCTCGCCATTTCACCGGCTGTGCTGCTGTGCCCGCTCACGATGGGCGGCAAGGCGCGAGAGGTCAACGGTGCCGAGTACAACGACGACACGAACCGCTATCAGCGCAAACCCAATGTCGTGCGCGGCCTGTTTCGCGACATCGTCGACACGCCGCGCCTGACGGGAACGGCTTGGCATTGCTTCGCCGATCCGGAGGAGGCGCCGGCGATGGAAGTCGCCTTCCTCGATGGCAACAGCGAGCCGTACCTGGCATCCGAAGACGGCTTCAGCGTCGATGGGGTGCGCTGGAAGGTGCGCCTCGACTACGGCGTCGCCGCCGTGGACTACCGAGGCGCGTACAGGAACCCTGGCGCCTGACATGTGGCCGTCGCCCAATGCGGTGCCGGCGGGAATCCGACGTGTCTGCGAGAGCAGGTGTCCATAGCGGCACGTTGTGGCTTGGGCATGGAGACCACCTCGAACAGTCATCACTGTTCGCAAGCACCTGAGGGCGTCGGCATGGTGCTCATGCTGTCTACGCGGTGCCACCCCGGTCGGGCCGTGCCAACGGTCAGGTCATGCGCACCAGGGGGCGCTGGCATCGCCAGCTACGCGGTGCGCACCTTTCCAAGGCCTCGGAACTATTCATCGGCGCCTCCCGCGTCGCGCCGCTTGTCGCACTCCAGGCGACCCGCGGGCGATTCCACGGCGCCACCTTCACCCCAACACCTGATCGGGCTAACACCATGGCACTGCGCCTCGTTCTCTCTCCCGTCGTCAAGTTCCCCGTCAAGGGCGCGCTTACTGCGGAGGACGGCCAGACCGTTGACTTCGATTTCACGCTGACCGCCGACCGCATCGGCACGTCGGCGCAGGTCGGCGAGCTGACCGAGGCTATCCGGATCGCCGAAGCCGCCGGCTCCAAGACCCCGATCACCGACTGCCTCGCGCCGCGCGTGCGCGGCTGGCATGGCGTCGAGGATACCGACGGCGAGCCGATGCCCTTCACCGAGCAAGCCCTGTGCGACCTGCTGAACCTGCCCGGCGCGGCGACCCTCGTGCTGGCGGCGCTGCTGCGCGCGTCGAGCGTTCGCGCAGCCTGACCGGAGACACCTCATGGCCGACAGCACCACCGAAATCAAGGCCCGCATCGGGCTGGACGGCGCGCCTCAGTTTCAAGCCGCGGTCAAGGCCGCGGGCCGTTCGCTGGGCGAGCTGAGCGAGGGCAACATCCGCTTCGGCCAGTCGTCGCAGTCGGTCGCGCAGCAGCTGTCGCAGCTGACGGCCAGCTTCGGCGGCCTGTCCAGCGCGGCCAGCCTGCTCGGCCCGGTGCTCGCCGGCGCGGCCGGCGCCTTCTCGGTCGAAGCCATCCGTCGCGTGACGATGGGCTTCTACGAGGAAGCCGACGCGCTGGGCAAGCTGTCGAAGTCCACCGGCATCGCCATCGAGCAGCTCAGTGGCCTGGCCGAGGTCGGCCGCTACTCCGGCCAGTCGGCGGAAACCATCGGCCGGGCGGCCAACTTCATGGCCAAGGCGCTGTCCGAGACCAGCGAGGAGGGCAAGGGCGCTGCGGCCGCGCTGCGCGCGCTGGGACTGGACTTTGACCAGTTCAAGAGCAAGACGCCGGACCAGCAGATGCTCACCCTGGCGAAGTCGATGTCGCAGTTCGAGGACGGCGCCGGCAAGAGCGCGGCCGCGATGAAGCTGCTGGGCAAGTCGGGCGCCGACATGCTGCCGTTCCTGAACGACCTGGCCAGCAAGGGCATTGCCACCGCGGCGATCACCGCCGAGATGGCCCAGCAGTCCGAGGCCTTCAACGACATGCTGGAGGAATCGCACGCGGCAACGCAGCGATTCGCGCGCGGCTTGTCGATGGCCCTGCTGCCGGAGCTGATCAACGTCCACAAGCTCACCGGCGAGCTGGGCGATGCCTGGGGGCGCTACCTCCGCGGCAGCGCGGCCGAAGCTGCCTCCGGCGTTGACGGGCTTGGCGTCGCCCTGTCCGTCGTCGGCACCACGATGGAGACCGTGTCGGTGCTGGGCGCGAACGTCGCGTTCGTGCTGCGCGGCATCGGCACCGAGCTGGGCGGCTTGGCCGCGCAGGCGGCCGCGGTGGCGCGAGGCGACTTCGCTGGCGCCGGCGCGATCGGCACCGCGATGAAGGAGGACGCCGCCCGGGCGCGCGCCGAGCTCGACAAGTTCGAGCAGTCCATCCTGGGCACCACCGAGCGGCTGATGGCGCAGCGTGACGCGGCGCGCGCTGCGGCGCTGGCCACCAGGGATCTCGGCGCCGCGGCTGATGCCACCGGACGCAAGCAGCTGACGTTCGCGGTCGGCGACAACGGCGCCGGCAAGGAGCTTGAGAAGGAGGCCAAACTGCTGGCCGAGCTCGCGGGCCTGAGCAGCAGCTACGCGGCCGACCTGCAGACGCTCCAGAGGGCACGCGCGACGGGCAACGTCAGCGAGGCGCGGTACGTCGAGCTGATGGGCACGCTCATCCAGAAACAGCCCTTCGCGGCCGCGCAGGCGCGCACGCTGGCAGACGCGGAGAAGGAACGAGCCAAGGCCCTGGCCGACGTGGCCAAGGCGACTGCCGATCACGCCGGCGCGCTGGCCAAGGAACTGGATGCCGGCACCAAGACCAACGAGTCGCTGCGCGATCAGATCGATGCGCTCAGGTACGGCAAGGAAGCGATCCTCGACAAGACGCTGGCCCATCTGGACTTGATGGCCGCGATGAACGACCAGGCCGCGGTGCAGTCGCTGCTCGACGGGCTGTCGATGGCCGAATCGTCGGCCTACTCGGAGCGGGCGGCGCAGCTGCGTGAAGAAGCCCAGCTGCGCCGCGACCTCGCAACGGCCGGCGTCGCGAAGGAGGCCAGCGAGAAGGCCGCTGCCGATTGGGCCAAGACCATCGACGGTGTTCGCGATGGCCTGACCGGCGCGTTCCGCGACGCGTTTGCCAGCGGCGAGCACTTCGGCACCGCATTCGCCAGGAGCATCGGCAACGAGATCAAGACGCAGATCGCGGCAGCGCTGGCCGGCACGCTCGCCAACGGCGCGATCACGATGCTGTTCGGCAGTGCGGCTTCGGGAAGGTCCGGCGCCGGTGCCGCGTCCTCCTACCTGCAGAGCGCGCAGACGCTTTCCTCGCTCTACGGCTACGGCCAGAAGGCCTACGGCTGGGCCAGCGGGCTGTGGGGCGGCGGCTCAACGGCCACGTACGGCACTACCGGCGTCGTCGGCGCGAATGGGGCGTTCCTCGGCGAAGCATCGGGCGTGGAATCCGGCATTGCGGCCTGGGACTCGGCGGCCACCAGCGCCGGCGCCGGTTGGGGCGCCTACGCCGGCTGGATCGCCGCCGCAATCTGGGCCGGCATGGAGGGAAGCTCCGATTGGTCTGCCGGCCTGCGCCGCGAGCAGGCGCGCGACACGAACACTGCGCTTGGGCATGCTGCCTACACCACCGCGGAATCGTGGGCTGCGCTCGGCCTGTCCGACCGCTGGGCCGACATCCTCTCGGGTGCCACACTGACCGCGCGGATCGGCAAGGAACTGGGCATGCTGGCCACGCCGCACATGGGCGGCTATGCGCTGGCCACCGCGGGCGGCGTGCAGGACATCACCAAGCAGCAGGGCGGCATCCAGGATGCTGCCGTGCAGGGCCTGGTCGGCTCCTTTGCGGCGGACACGCTCAAGCTGATCAGCGGCTTCGCATCGAGCTTCGGCGCCACGTCCAACGTGACCAGCGTGCGCTCGGTGTTCGAGTCGGACAACAACGATCCGAGCTGGGGCCTGTTCCACTTGATGGATCAGGCCGGCGGCCGGGTCGCCGGCTTCGATGCCGCCGGCACGCTGGCCAGCAGTGCCAGCGAAGGCTTCGCGGAGTACACCAAGCAGGCCGCCGGCTCGATCGTCGACGCGCTGACGCAGATCGACATCCCGAAATGGGCCAAGTCGCAGCTCGAAGCGCTGGGTGACGACATCGATCTCACGAAGCTGAGCGTTGGCGTGGCCGGCGTCGTGGCGTACGAGAAGCAGCTGAACTCGCTTACCGGCACGTTGGCGCTGCTGGGCCCGGCGTTCGAGCGCATCGACGCGGCCAGCAGCGACACCGTGCAGACGCTGATCGGCATGGCCGGCGGCATCGACCAGTTCAAGGGCGCGGCGGCCTCCTACTTCCAGAACTACTACGACGAGACCGAACGCGTCGACATCACGCTCGGGCAGATCGGCAAGGCGCTGGGCGAGGTCGGGCTTGAGCTTCCTTCCACTCGCGACGGCTTCAGGGCCTTGGTCGACGGTCTCGACCCGATGACCGAGGCCGGGCAGCAGGCCTACACCATGCTGATGAGCGTGCAGCAGGCCTTCGCCGACGTGGTGCCCGCAGCCGCAGCCGCGGCTGCTGCCACGCGCAGCATCGCCGACATCGCCCGCGAGCGCGCGGACCTGCAGATGGATCTGTGGCGAGTGCTCGGCGATCAGGCCTCGATCGATGCCTACACCCGCAGCAAGATCGACGAGAGCAACCTCGATCTGTACGACCAGATCAAGGCAGCCGAAGCGGCTGCTGCTGCGGCGTCGGCAGCCAGCTCGGCGTGGCAAGACACGGGCAGCGTGGCTACCGCCGCAGCGGCTGACATTGCTTCCGCGTTGACCCAGGCCACCGAGTCCATTCGCAATGAGATCCTGCGCCTGCGCGGCGATGTCGACGGCGGCGGTGCGGCGAGCTACGCGCAGTCGCAGGCCGCCTTCGCGCTGGCCACCGCTCAAGCGCGCGCCGGCGACGCCAATGCTGCGGGCCAGCTCGCAGGTCTGTCGCGCAGCATGGTGGATTCCGGCGTCTCGCTGTCCAGCAGCAGCAGCGAGGCGGACATCATCCGCGCCACCGCGGCCGCCAGCCTGAGCAACACGCTGCGCATCATGGGCGGCGGTCAGCAGGATGTCGTCACGGCGATCGCCAAGCTGGAGACGCGCTTTGGCGTGCTGGAGCAGACCATGGCCGAAGGCCAGGCCGCGATCGCGTCGCACACCAACCGCACTGCCAACGCGATCGAGGGCGCCGTCACCGGCCGCCGGCCGCTGTCGATCGTGCAGGAGAACCCCTGATGCGCGCGGTGCCGCCGGCAGGCTTCGATCCCGTGACAGGGGAGCCGTGGTGAAGGTCACGTTCGAGATGAAGGGCCTGGACACCTTCCAGAAGGCCCTGGATCAGCTGAGCGACGTGCGGCTCAATCGGTCGGTCGCCACCGCGCTGACGCGCACCGCGCGTGATGTCGAGAAGGCTTGGCAGGGTCGGCTGGAGACGGCGTTCGACAGGCCGACCCGCGCCACCACGCGTGCCACCGTCGTGAAGATGGCGAACCAGAGCAACCTGCAGGCCGAGGTCCTGATTCGGGACCGCTCCAGTGGCGGCGGCACCCCACCCGCGGCGTGGTTGGCGCACGAGGAATACGGCGGCACCCGGCGCACGAAGAAGTTCGAGCAGGCGCTGATCGCGCAGGGCTCCATGCCGCAGGGAATGCGCGCGGTGCCCGGCCCCGGCGCGATGCTCGACAGCTTCGGCAACGTGTCGCGCAGTCAGATCATCCAGGTGCTGGCGCAGCTGGGCGCGCAGTTCTCGCCGGGCTACAAGCGCGTGATCTCCAAGTCGGCGGCCAAGCGCGCGGAGAAGGCGCTGGCCACCGGCCGCAAGTACATCGCCATCCCGCAGGCCAAGGGACACCTGGCCGCCGGCGTCTACCTGCGCCAGAGTCGGCAGCTGTCGCCTGTCTTCTATTTCGTCCGCACGGCCACCTATCGGCCGCGCACTGACCTGCATCGCACCGCCAAGACTACGGCTGACCGCGTGCTGTCCGGCCACCTGGTGCGTGCGCTCAACGAGAGCCTGACGCGGCAGCAGGCGGGGTAGGTATAGGTCGCCCTGCGAGATTCGCCTGCGCGCTGAGCGGCGCACCGGCGAGCTGCTGAAGGATCTGCAGCGGGCAACGCCGCAGACCGCAAGCCCGAACGGCAGGGCCGGGAATCGTGTCGCATCGTTGGACGCGATTCCTGCTGCATCTCCCTACGCCGAGACCCTCACTGGCACCGGCATCGGGCCCCAACTCGCCGTCGCGGTGGCGTTCGGCAAGCGGCACAAGAACGTGTTGCAGACCATCGACAGGATGCGCGACAGCGTGCATCCGGTGATCGCCGAGCATCATCGGCTGAATTTTCAGCCCGTTGATTTCCTGGACTCGAAAGGCGAACGCCGGCCGATGTACCGCATGACAGCGGACGCTACCCCAGCTCCGCGAAGTTGGAGATCTTCACCGCGCCGTCGGGGAAGCGGGCCACGACCTCGAGCTCTCCGCCCATCGCCTCGATGTGGCTGCGCAGCGTGGAGATGTACATGTCGGTGCGCTTCTCCAGCTTGGCAATGGAGGGCTGCTGGACGTGCAGCACGTCGGCCAGCGCCTTCTGCGAAAGCCCGCGGGCCTGGCGCAGCTCGTGCAGCGGCATCTCGGCCAGGGCTTGCTTCACCCGGGCATCCACACGTGCGCGACGCTCGGGCTTCATTCCTGCCAGCAGCGCTTCAAACTTCTTCGCCATCGATCAGCCCTTCCTTTCGGAGTTCGCTCAGGTACTCGTCGTACAGCCGGTCAGCGATCGGCACGTGGACCTCATACCAGCGGTCATCGCCCGTCTTGTCGCCGCCGATCAGCAGGATCGCCGTGCGCCTCGGGTCGAATGCGTACAAGGTGCGAAACGG